ATGAACAGTATCCTCTTTTTTTCTTTTTTTATCTAAATCGTTCAAACAATTTTTAACTTGAACAATCTCAATTTCTCTTTCAGCTTTGTTTGCAAGTTTGCTATGATTTAAAACCATATCAACCTTTTCTCTAATTTTTGTATTAGAGTATTTATTATCATCCAAAAATTTAATTACATCGGTTAATGTATCATGCATTAATGTAATTAACTCTATTGTATGTTTCATTTTATTTTTCATATTATTACTTTCGTTGTTAGTGATTCTATTCTACTATTATCTAGGATATTATGTACAGAACAACAAAGGCAGTAATGTTGTCTTATTCACAAGATAATAGTATTATAATTCAATAGGATATTCTGTGATATTTTTATCACTACTAAATACCTGTGGGCGGGGCCCACCCATGGTACTAAATACATGTGGGCGGGGCCCACCCTTATCGTAGAGGTCCCAATGGGTTTACGATTTACTTTTATTTTAAAGAGGGGGGAGAGGGTAAATCAATTAAAGGGGTCCCAGACATACCCTTTAGTGTAAGATTTACATAGTCATAGTTAATAAATTCGTTTTGGGTTCCAAATTACCTATGGATTTATACCCCCGGGGGTGTTAAAAACAATTTAGGTACCATAATTAACATTATGCTTGATAAAGATATTTTAAAAAAAATTAATAACATTGCTGATCCTAGTGTAAGAAAAAATTGGAAATTAGATTTTTTAACTAAAATTCATAAAGTAAAAAACAGAGAAATAAGTTCTGATTTTCTAACATTTGTAAAATATATTTGGCCAGATTTTATTCAAGGATCTCATCATAAAACTATTGCAGATAAATTTAATAGATTGAAATCTGGAGAACTTACAAGGTTAATTATTAATATGCCACCGAGGCATACTAAATCAGAATTTGCTTCTTACTTTTTACCTGCATGGATGATTGGTAATGATCCTAAATTAAAAATTATTCAAGCAACACACACAGCAGAACTTGCAGTAAGATTCGGTCGTAAAACAAAAAATTTAATTGACTCTGCTGAATACAGAGAAATATTTAATACAAGATTACAAGAAGATTCAAAAGCAGCGGGCCGTTGGGAAACTAATAAAGGTGGTGAATACTTTGCAGTCGGTGTCCAAGGTGCGGTAACCGGTAGGGGTGCTGACTTATTAATCATCGATGATCCACATTCAGAACAAGATGCAAATTCTTCAACAGCATTTGATAAAGCATATGAATGGTATACATCAGGACCTCGTCAACGTTTGCAGCCTGGTGGACGAATTGTTTTAGTTATGACTAGATGGTCAACAAAAGATTTAACTGCACAACTGATCAAGGCTCAAGGAGCAGAAGAGAAAGCTGATAAATGGGAAGTCGTTGAGTTTCCAGCTATTATGCCAAGTGGTAAACCTTGCTGGCCACAATATTGGAAGTTAGAAGATTTACTTGCAGTCAAAGCTTCAGCCGGTGTTTCTAAATGGAATGCACAGTATATGCAAAATCCAACTTCAGAAGAAGGAGCCATTATCAAACGTGAATGGTGGCAAGATTGGGAAGAAGATTATGTACCACCCATTGAACATGTTATTCAATCTTATGATACTGCATTCTTAAAAAAAGAAACTGCGGATTATTCTGCAATTACAACTTGGGGCGTGTTCCATCCAAATCAGGACTCTGGTCCAAATTTAATACTGCTTGATGCAATTAAAAAACGTGTGGAGTTTCCTGAACTAAGGCGCTTGGCTCACGAACAATATATGTATTGGAAACCGGAGACTGTTTTAGTTGAAGCTAAAGCATCGGGTCTACCGTTAACATATGAACTTAGACAAATGGGAATACCAGTTGTTAATTACTCACCATCAAAGGGAAATGATAAACATGCAAGAGTTAATGCGGTTGCTCCTTTATTTGAATCTGGAAAGATATGGGCACCAAAAAGTAAACAATTTGCACAGGAAGTTATTGAAGAATGTGCTGCATTTCCACATGGAGATAATGACGATTTAGTAGATTCTATGACCCAAGCTCTAATGAGATTTAGACAAGGTGGGTTGATTTCTCACCCAGAAGACTATAAAGATGAAGTAGTTCCAAGAGTAAATAGAACATATTATTAATATGATTGAGAAAAAAATTAATTACAGTATTAACATTGAAAAACCAAGTAAGACAAAACCTATTAAACAAGGTGGTGTTTTAAATTTTTTAGGAAAACAAAAAACAGTTAATGCTCCTGTTAAATGGAGATCATCTAAAGATCATCCTGTTGCACATCTTGCATACATTACAAAAGATGAAGAAAAAATTTTAATAGATTTAAATTTATATGGTTCATTAAAAGGTAAACCTAACAAAGGTCCATTTGGACTTCCATCATTACAAGGATCAGGTGGTGGCGCTGGTGGTGGAGACGGTGGTGGTGGAGATGGTGGAGATTCAGGAGATAGTGGTGATGCAGGAATGAGTTCAGCAGACTCCGCAGCTTCCGCAGGATTTGGTAGTGATGCTACTGGAGAAGGTGGAGGAACAGCGGATGCAGCAGCATCAGGTGGAATGGGAGGACCAGGAGCAGAAGGTGGATTTGGTATAGGTCCTGACGCAGCAGCAGAAGCAGCACAAAGTGTAACAGCTGACGATGTATCAATGGCAGCACAAGCTGCACAAGAAGATGCAGCAACAGCTGCAGCCGCAGCAGCAAATACAGGAATTGCAAGCACAGTTAGTAATGCAGTTAGAAATGCAATTCAAAATGCAATAAATAATCCAATTGCAACAGTTATTGGAATGGTTAATCCTGTTGCAGGTATAGCTGCAAGAGCAATTTCTTCAGCGGTGGATGCTGCTAATAGAGGAGTAACAGGACCAAGTGATGATACTCAAGAAACTTCTTCTGTTCAAACTTCAGCACCAAGTCCATCTGGTGGAGATGGAGGAATAACTACACTACCACAATATGCACCATTGTATAATCAAGCAACAGGAGATCCTTTATTAGATTCATTAATTGCAAGATATAAAGCTAATCTTCCTTCTTCTTCTTTTGGAATATGATGAAAAAATTAACAACAACTATCCCACCTAAATCAGGGCCTAACCCTCAAGGCTTGAATGTTACGTATAATAAGGTTAAGATAGTAAGTTCGGAGAAATTAAATGGCAACTATAGACAAGTCACTTCCAAACGAAGTTACAAATAAAATTGAAATAGAGAGTCCAGAAGCTGCAACTGAAGAAATTGTAGAACTTCAAGAATCTATTCCAGATGTAGGTAACACAGAAATTACTCCAACAGCAGATGGTGGAGTTGAAATTAATTTTCAACCAGGTGCCTTTAATCAAGGTGAAAGTGTAAATCATTTTGATAATCTTGCAGAATTATTACCAGAAAATATATTGGGACCTTTAGGTTCAGAACTGTATCAAAATTTTGAAGACTATAAAAATTCAAGAAGAGATTGGGAACAAACTTATACTCAAGGTTTAGATTTACTTGGATTTAAATATGATCAAAGAACAGAACCATTTCAAGGAGCATCAGGTGCAACACATCCTGTTCTTGCAGAAGCAGTCACACAATTTCAAGCGTTAGCTTATAAAGAATTATTACCAGCAGACGGACCGGTTAGAACTCAAATTATTGGAAACTCTTCAAGAGAAAAAGAAGAACAAGCTACTCGTGTAAAAGATTTTATGAATTATCAAATTATGGATGTCATGCAAGAATATGAACCAGAGTTTGATCAAATGTTATTTTATTTACCATTATCAGGATCTACATTTAAAAAAGTTTATTATGATGATTTACTTGGAAGAGCTGTTTCTAAATTTGTACCAGCAGAAGATTTAGTTGTTCCTTATGCAGCAACATCATTAGATGATGCTGAAGCAATTATGCATGTAATAAAAATTTCTGCAAATGATTTAAGAAAACAACAAGTTGCAGGTTTTTATAAAGATTTAGATTTATTACCAAGTGATGATTCAGTTACAGAAGCAAGTGATGTAAAATCAAAAGAGAGAGAAATTGAAGGAGTTACTAAATCAGGTAATGAAGATATCTTTACTTTAATTGAGTGTCATGTAAACTTGGATCTCGAGGGCTTTGAAGATCGTGATCCCAACGGGGAAATGACTGGAATTAAACTTCCTTATATTGTGACGATAGAAGAAGGCTCTCGTGAAATTTTATCTATTCGTAGAAATTACGAAATAGGTGATCCTAAAAAAAATAAAATTCAATATTTCGTTCATTTTAAATTTTTACCAGGATTAGGATTTTATGGATTTGGATTAATTCATATGATCGGTGGTTTATCTAGAACTGCAACATCTGCATTAAGACAATTAATTGATGCAGGAACTTTATCTAATTTACCTGCAGGATTTAAAATGCGTGGTATTAGAATTAGAGATGATGCTCAATCTATTCAACCTGGTGAATGGAGAGATGTAGATGCACCTGGTGGAAATTTAAGAGATGCATTTATGACTTTACCATACAAAGAACCTTCACAAACTTTATTACAGTTAATGGGAGTTGTAGTTCAAGCAGGTCAAAGATTTGCATCTATTGCTGATATACAAGTTGGAGATGGTAATCAACAAGCTGCAGTTGGTACAACAGTTGCTTTATTAGAACGTGGTAGCAGAACAATGTCTGCAATTCATAAAAGATTGTATTCATCATTAAAATTAGAATTTAAATTATTATCTCGTGTATTTAAATTATATTTACCTCAAGAATATCCATACGATGTTGTGGGTGGACAAAAAAATATTAAACAAGCAGACTTTGATGATAGAATAGATATCGTTCCAGTCGCTGATCCAAATATATTTTCACAAACACAAAGAATAAGTTTAGCACAAACTGAATTACAACTTGCTCAATCTAATCCACAAATTCATAATCTATATGAAATTTACAGAAAGATGTATGAAGCATTAGGTGTAAAAGATATTGATAAAATTTTAATTCAACCTCCAAAGCCAATGCCAAAAGATCCTGCATTAGAACATATTGATGCATTAGGTGGACAACCTTTTCAAGCATTTAGAGGACAAGATCATAGAGCTCATATCACTGCGCATTTAAATTTTATGTCTACTAATATTGCAAAAAATAATCCTATGATCATGGGATCATTAGAGAAAAATATTTTTGAACACATTTCTTTAATGGCTTTAGAACAAGTTGAACTAGAATATGCACAAGAGTTACAACAAATACAAATGTTAGCTCAAAATCCTCAAGCTGTACAAGACCCATCTATTCAAGTGCAGGTTCAAGAGTTTCAAATGAAATTAGAATCTAGAAAAGCAATCTTGATTGCAGAGATGATGGATGAGTTTATGAAAGAAGAGAAGAAAATAGTTTCTCAATTTGATAACGATCCTATTGCTGCATTAAAATCTAGAGAACTTGATTTACAAGCTCAAGAAAATTCTAGAAAAAAAGTGGAAGGTCAAGAAAGAATCAATTTAGATAGGATGAGGGCTATGATGAATCAAATGAATACACAAGAAAAACTGCAACAAAATGAAGATTTAGCTGAATTAAGGGCTGCGACTTCTATTGCAAAACAACAGTTTTCTAATATGAATAAGAAAATACAATAATTATTGTTAAAAATTAAAAAAGGAGTATAAATATGGTTATGAAAATGACAAAATCACAAAAAAAGATTGGCACAGTAATGAGAGAGTTTAAAAAAGGTGAACTTAACATTGGTAAGTCTTCTAAAAAAGTAAAAAGTCCTAAACAAGCAATTGCTATTGCATTATCTGAAGCTGGAAAAAGCAGAAAACAAATGGCAGTAGGTGGTTTAGCTAATTCAACAAGAACTTTTACTGCTGATTCAAAAGCAAAAGAAGTAAATTTTGATAAATTTACAGACAAGCAAGGAAATTTACTTGGTGGAATAGATGTTGAGATGTCAAATCCTCAAGAAACTCAAGTTCAAGAAGTACAAGGTCAAGGAAGTATTCTTTCGGAGAAAAAAAGATCAGCTAAGTGGTACTAAACCATGATTCAAATGTTAGGAGCTGTTGCACCTTTAGCTAAAATTCTATTTAGCACAATTGAAAAGTCGGTTCCTGATAAAGATCTTCAAGCAAAATTAAAAGCTGATTTACAAACACAATTATTACAATCTAATACAGCAGAATTACAAGCTGCAGCTAAAATAGTAGAAGCTGAAGCTAAAGCCGGCTGGTTTGCATCGAGCTGGAGGCCCCTGTTAATGTATGTATTAATTTTTATCTTGGTCTGGAATTATGTATTAGGACCTGTTATACTATTTTTTTTTAAAGCTTCTATAACAATACAATTACCAGGAGACGTTTGGACATTATTACAAATTGGTCTTGGAGGATATGTAGTTGGAAGAAGTGCAGAATCGGTGGCACGCACTATGGCAAATAGACCGGCAAATAAAGAACAAGAAAATGGATAAGGAGTTAACATGAGAAACGATTACGGAATAAGACCAAGAGCAAAACTTAAAAAAGGTGGTTTCCCAGATTTAAGCGGAGATGGAAAAACTACTTTTAAAGACGTTTTAATAGGTAGAGGAGTTATTAAGAAAAAAGGTAAAAAAGCAGATATGATGACTGCTAAAA